GTGCTCTACTTTGTCATCTTTAGATGGTTCGCGGTCGTTACATACGGGTTGGCCACTCTTGGTGATCGCCGGCATGATTACCGACAGGTTTAAATTTTTGATGTTAACATTCATTGTTTTTAAATTTTAGGTAGTTATAGATGTATTAATGTTTCGTGTTTTGATTGATTTCCTTTTCCAGTCTGTCGATCAGTCTTTGATGTTTGGCAGCCACATAGTTACAGTGTATTGCCAAGTTCCTGTCGCGTTCCTTTTCGAGACGCTTTATTTCTTCTAATTTCCAGTCTTTTTGCATGATCATATATTTTTTATTCCGATGTTAATAACTCAACCTCTGTACAACGAACCCACAGACGGCGGTCTAAACAAACCTCATTGGTACTTCGGTTTATGTCGACAACTTTTCTTGTTTTCTGTTTGTATTTGACAGATGAACCTATTTTACATTGAGTTTTGAAAACATTGATTTTCATTTCTTGATTGCTTTTTTGAGTTCTGAAATAATATATTTGCCGGGAGAGTGCAGCCGAGCTCCTCCTCGTTCAGCAGCTTGGATTATGGTCCAAATGGGATGCCCTATTTCTCCATTGTTCGACAATTGGCAAATGGTGTTGAACTCGTCTGGAGGGATAAATAATCTGTTCAGCCTGTTGGTCAGTCCTTCGAAGTTTCTTTCTATCCCATCTGTATTGGAATCTTTAGAAAAAAGATTATTTCCGCATCCTCCATTTCCCCCTGTGGGGGATAGAGGGGGAGGATACTTTTCTTTACTTTCATTTCCCGTAGCATTTGCTATAGCTTTGCTATCATTTTCGATAGCATTTGCTATATTTTTGCTATTTCCCCACCTTTTTTCAAGACCTTTCTTTCCAGCTTCAGCTTTTTTTCTACTTTGTTCGTCTTTAATCTCCATTCTTTGTTTGAAACTTTCGGAGTAGAAGTACTTACCGTCATCGGTAAAGACAAATAACCCAAAATCTTCAACGACTGATTTTATCAGGGAAGCGTCTTCACGAAGGTCAAAGGCTATCATGTTATAATCTTTGACACTCGTGTATTCCGGTTCTTCCCTTAATCTTTCAAGGATCATAAAGTAAACACCGTAACCGGCAGCTTTATGCCGCATTCTAAGCCGTATAAGTTTGTCAGAGTTTCTTGCATTGCTGTCATGGGGAAAGTAGCTTGTCAACTCTTTCCTTGTTGCCATATCATAAATTCTTCTCCACTTTATCAATATCCTGTCTTATTGAGTCTAAGCGATTCCTTCTCGTAACTAAGCAGGCTTCGAAGTGAATCCAGTTGATGCGTGCAAGAAGCATTGAGTCGGTCCAATCGGTCGACCAGATAGCATTCGTCTTCCGCGATGCTATCCAGTAAGGCATTCTGCACTTTGGCCGACAGGCAATTTTCTTTCGCTATCCGAATGATCATGTTCTGTATCTCGTCAGACTTTTTCTTCCGGAGTATTTTTTTTGCCTCTGCGAGCATTTCGCCGGTACGCATCATGTAGACCATGATGACGGATATGCGCTCTTGTATTTCCGCCGGATTGTTCGAGCAGGTGGTGTTTAGATAATCGCTTATTTCTTTTATCTCTTTCTCCATCGTCATACGTTGTTTAAGTACTCATTCACAACTTTCATGAATTCGCCGATCGAACGGACAACGACATATTTGGCGCCGATCCGACCAAACTCAGCTTCGTATTCCTTCTGGTGTACGGATTGTCTGTTTTTGCCGGCCTTCAACTCGATCCCCATAAACGGGTGTTCTTTATTTGGATATAGCAAAATGAGGTCCGGGACCCCGGCTCTGACACCCATTTGTTTAAACTTCGCCGCCTCGACTGCATTGCGATAGCCTCCGTTAGGAACGTGTATCAGCAAGTGTCTGAGGTTCGCATATTGCAAATCGAACCATCTGACTATTGACTTTTGTAATTGATCTTCTATATGTCTCATTCGTAATCGTAATTATCGTATTCATCCGGTTCATAGTCCGGTATGTCGTATCCAAAATCCATCGAGCTGTTTCCTTTCTCATCCTTCACCAGAAGGTGTTACAACCGTGTCACGTCCGGTCTTGTCTACGATGATCTTCTTTCCCGATACGGTGATTTCCGTCTTACACCCTTCAGGTAGGGACTGGAAGAATTTGCGAACGGATGGATTGTTGGCGTCGGCTGTTTTATCCGTATCTTTGTCATCTTCGGCATCATACGGGAATATATCCATGAGTGCGGTTTCGGTGACAGAAGCAATTTCGTAATCGGCCAAAGTGCCCTTCATTCCTTTTTCCAGCACTTCGATAGCTTCTTTCAAATTGGAGGCTTGTGTCAGCATCTGTGCAGCTGTTTTCTTTTCAGCTCCGCTTTTCTCATCAAGCGTAATGAAGTAGACTTTGATCTTATAGAAGCGGTCGCCATTCTCATTGAAGAATATCTCGGACAACTTTGCCCGTTTGATGTCTTTTATCACAAACTCACCGCTGATAAAAGGGGTTAATTCTTCGATGATACGAGCCTCTGCTTCTGTAAACGACAAGGCATCGACCAAATAGGGCTCCGTCACTTTCTTTTGCTTTCCGTCCTCCATTATCTTTTCATAGGAGACTTTACATTCAAACCAATTGTGCATCATACTCTATTTCTTTTAATTCGTTCAACCTATTTGTGGGACGGAGCGGAATCGAACCGCTCTGACGCATGGCTTATGTGACCACTCCCTTTCGTCCCAAAACTCCCCTCTGCATATCCTCACGGACGGCAAGGGGAAACTAACCTAAACTAATACCATGCAAAACACACTATTGACTATTCCCAGACTTTCCAATCCGGGATGTATTCGTAATCATTCATTTCAAGCTCCTTTCTAATTTACGGGCCATCTTCCTGCATCTGCGGGCTACATCCAGATCGACCGGCTTAGAGCAGTTGGCGTCTATTAGTACTTGCGATCGATTGAGCAGACCTATGATTGTTTTAATATCTGTTTTACTTATCCTGTCTTCATCCTCAAGTCATGGAACCTCTATCTTGTCGAAGTCAATGCCGTGTTCGTTCATGAAGTTGCCGAGAGCGATAATATTTTCACGGGTTGTTGTGACCTTGAAGGCACGAGTTAGAAGTTCCGGCTGTGCCGGCACAGGCTGTTCTTTAGGCTGATCCATAAAAGAAGGTTGCCCATTCATCCTTTGATTAGCCGTATTAAAAGGATTGGGTTGGCTAACTTTGGGTTGTTCTGCTTCTACTTTCTTACGTGCTTCTTCCTGTTCTTTTCGTTCCTGTTCAGCTTTGATACGTGCTTCTTCTGCTGCTTGGGCACGTTCGCGTTGTTCCTTCAGACGATTAGCATACTGGATGGTATTGCCAATGTTCATCGTGTCCATATAGTATGTGCGAAGTACGTCAAAATCATCACCGCCAAAGCCTTTAAGCGTTTCAAGATCTTCGTCAACCTTAGCGAAAACCGTTTCAATGTCTGCTTGTACCGCTTTCATGCTTGTGGACTTGTTAAGCCATTCCTGCTTGAAGATTTTCCGAAAGTCGATCAGAGTCGTATTTCCATCGTCGAAGTAGGAACGGATAACGGCAAGTTTCTTGTCTTTATACTGCTGTTCGTTCTGCTTGACTACCGTGTCAATCTTGGCAGAGCATTCGCCAATCAATTTTACGGTTTCAGCCACAACTTCCTTGAACTCCCCGAAAGGTTTCATAAATTCCTTTTCGATTTCAAGACGTTTTGAGTTGAGAAGTTTGGCCGCCTTGTTGAGAGCAGCTTTATCTCTCTTCGCTTGGTCGATATTGTCATCGTTATAGTTAGATATATCGTACATGGGAAGAGTTGATTTTACCATGTCTCTGATTTGGATCGCATTAGTAGTAAGGCTACCTAATGTTTTTTCACTAACGACCAGTTCAAGATCGCTTTCTTTGATTGCTAATTGTGTGTTCATTTCTCTATATTTTTTATTAGTCCCATCCACCATTATTATACATGGATAAATCGGCAGAATCTAAATCCGTTTTCTGAATAGCTTCTAAAAGTTTTTTCTTGGTTTCCCGACACATGTCATAACCATAGCCTTTGTACCGGTATGTACGCTCCCATGTGCTGATTGGGAAAGGAATATTTTCGTCAATGACCAGCCTCTTCATATGAAGATGTTCGAAGAATTTCTCATGATAGAGTAGTTTGTACTCGTATGCTACTATACTTGCAGATGAGAATGGAAAATAATCATCTTCCTTTTCTTCGTATTTAGGCTCCTTATAGTAAGCCATTTTTGCCACAGTAAAGTCGAAGCTCCTGAGAATCTCTTCTGGCTTTCCGAACTCTGACTCTATGAACTCTACCCATACCTTTTCTCCCTCTTTCTGGAATGCGCATACCTTCTCATTCCTATACTTAAATTTCCATCCTTCTTTCTGATGTCTTCCTTCATTGAACAAATTAACAGCTTCCTGAAAATCGCTTTCACTTTCAAAGAAAATATCAATGTCTTTTACTCTTTCTCCGGAAAGGATATTCTTAAAACATCCTCCGGCAATGAATCCTTTATGACCTTCCATGTATTTGTCAAGCCATCTTATTTGCCCAAAATTGTCAGGTGTATTTTTCTGATAGTTAGTTTCCATTTCAATTAATTATTTTATCTATCATATCGTTAGCAAGGCGTATACGCCTCTCCATCTCCGCGAATATTTTTTCATCCGGCAGGATACGGACGATGTGTATCGGATCGGATTGATATGGATTATAGGCAATGAAATATACCTCTTTCGCCCCTGTACA